GCCGCAGCAGGAGCAGGTGCCGCAGCAGGAGCAGGTGCCGCAGCAGGAGCAGGTGCCGCAGCAGGAGCAGGAGCACTCACCTGTTGAACGGCTTCCACTGCGTCCGCGACTGTGACTGTGACGGCAGTTTGAACCTTAGCGATTTGCTCAAGTGCGTCAGCGATTCGTTTTAGATTATTTTCAATGCTCATTTGTATAATGCCTTTTCTTGTTCTGTTGGTTGGATGGTCAGACGATCTTCATTAAATGCTTCAATGAATTCACGGATCATCGGACCGGGTGTGGTCTTCAGTTTCTTACACTTGCGTGTAAATTTAACTTTCACTTTACTATTAATACGACCAGCAAAGGTGTCATCTAGTGTGTCACTCATGCATTTCATTTCCTCAATTCGTTTGGGTTTTGTTGAGCGATGTAACCTTACTCAATGTGGTCAGTATATGCAAGCGTTAAACAATGTCAATAGTATGTTTGACATTGATACTCATTGAATATAGAGTCACATCATCAAAAATAATAAGGAGTGGTCATGTCTTGTACAGCGCGTAGAGTGAACGATGAAATGTTCTGCAACCGATGTGGATTGGTGTGGTCATTAAATGAACAGAAGCCTGATTGTCTAACAACTGAACAGATTAGACACTTGAAAGCTACGAGGGAAATCAATAAGCTGAGGAATCTTATGTCTCAGCCATCTGTTAAATTGAAACATAAAAAAACCGCTACGGTGTGACACCGCAGCGGTTCCAAGAGTGACGCGTTCTACACCGGTGGATCGGTGAACAACAACAAGAGACTAACCTACCGTTATGACATTATCAACACCAACTAATCAAGAATTTCTACAAGCCTTATTCGGTGAAGATGCGCCGTGGGTACATGTTACTGACTTTAACTATGACCCTAATAATATTCCCGATGATCGACATCTCATGGCATGGAAAGGTGATTACTTCAGTCGTTACAATATGCACGAAGGTACTAACCAGTACTTCACTATTTCAACATTCTACTGTGATGATCAAGGGGTAGCACGTAGACGTAAAGCACTGTACAGACAGACCCATTGTCTCGTTCTTGACGATGTTAGAGAGAAACTGAGTGAAGAAGCGGCGGCAAAATTACCATCACCGAGTTGGATTCTTGAAACGTCACCTGGTTCGTTCCAATGGGGGTACATATTTAATACACCGGTTACATCGGCATCCATGATTGATAACTTGAATGACGGTTTAATTGCCAGTGATCTTGCACCTGACGGTAAAGACCCTGGTCAACGCGGTGTAACTAGGTATGTACGACTACCTGAAGGTTATAACACTAAACAATCCAAGATGGTGAACGGTCAGCCGTTCAAATGTCAGATCACACACTGGGAACCATTCAACAGAGTCAACATTGAGGAATTAGCAGCACCGTTTCATGTTGATCTACATCAACAAAGACGTGAAACCCGTGTAGATGGTGCAGCAGATGTACAGGATCATCCCATCTTACAGATACCTGACGTAATTCATGTTAAGGAGGTGCGCAGTGCCGGCCGATTCGACATCACTTGTCCATGGGTAGATGAGCATACAGGTGGCGTTGACAATGGCGCCGGCATCTTCACCAATAAAGATAATTCAATAGGCTTCAAGTGTCATCACGGTGCATGTCAGCATCGCACGGGTAAACACCTGTTAGATAAGATTGAAGAAGAAGTATTAGGTTTCGGGCGCCAGTTCGCAGAGTGGAAAGTAATGCAGTCATTCAGTGAGATAGCTGAACCCAACTTCATGGCTGAACCTGTACCCCCTTTTCCTAACCCACCTGTCGCAGTTGAACCTAACTTCCTTGAACCTATCACACCCGTGGTCGTACCTGTGGCACCTGCTGCACCAACAGCAGCAGTGATGCCATCAGGCTTCGACGCAGTGCTGACTCAGTTACGTCAACATCCCCCTACATCACAAGAAGCCCGTGATATTGCCGGTAAGTTACTGCAGTCAGTTGAAGAACTGTCAGCTATGGATAAGGTCCATTGGCATACTCAGGTTTGTGACGTGATGCGATGGACTAAGCCTGAATTCAAAGACATCCTGAAGGACTTACGTACAAGCTGGTACAACGATTCCAAAGCTGAGGTTAACTTCTTTGATGAAGTGATGTATGTCGGTGAGCTGAACCAATTCTACGACCGCTCTAAGAATATCTTCTACAGTGCTGAAGCGTATCAGAACGTGTACTCACACTTAGACCCTGAAGCCCGTAAAGAAGCGTTACAGGGTGGTCGTGTCACCAAGGTGGATAAGCTGGACTACGCACCAAAACAAGCAGCCGTGTTCGTTGAGAACAGTATCACATACGGTAACTCGTGGAATTCAAACAATGAAGTGCAGGGTATACCGGGCGACGTGTCACGATGGTTAGATCACTTCGATGCTTTAGGTTGGGGTGAACACAGAGACCATGTAATGAAGTGGATGGCGTATACAATCCGCTACCCTGAAGAAAAGCTGAACCATATGATCATACTAGGTAGCGGTGAAGGTTGCGGTAAAGACTGGTTACTGACACCGCTCAGCGTGGCAATGGAAGGGAACAGTTGCAGCATCAGCGGTGATGAGCTTCTAAGCGACTTCAACGACTACCTGTTATCAACTAAGTATCTGAACATCAATGAGACTGAACTCGGTGATCGTCGTGAGGCCATGGCGGTATCGAATAAACTGAAACCATTGGCTGCAGCTCCACCGACTAAACTACGTGTTAACCCTAAAGGTGTTAAGGCGGTTCATGTACGTAACATTGTAAGCTGTGCCATGACCACCAATAGTCAGCTACCTATCCGCCTTAACGGACCGTCACGACGATTCTTCGCATTATGGTCTGATATGAACCCACGTGATGCACTCGACAACATGCGTCCTGAATGGATTGAATATTGGACTGACCGTTGGCAGTGGATGAACAATGGTGGTGCTGAGGCTGTCATATATTACCTGCGTAACTGTGTGGATCTGTCCGACTTCAACCCTCAGTCTGCACCGCCTGTGACTGAATTCCTACGTGAGATTCGTGACTCATCTAAGTCACCTGCTGAACAGACCGTTGAAGCTTTCATACGTGAAGGTGTAGGGATGTTTAAGTCTGACGTGGTGACTGCACAAGAGATCAGTAACACATTGCGTGCGGGTTCCATGGTGGCACCGACACTCATGTACACTGAAGAACGTGTCTTCACACCGGTGATGGTAGGGCGTCTGTTCAAGTCAATGCCTAACATCATACAGATGAGGGGTACGTACCCTCGTGGTAACTGTCGTTTATGGGTGATCAGGAACCAGGAGAAATATTCACAGTATGGTCCTGCTGAACTGTATAGAGAGTATGAACGTCAGTTACAACAGGCTAAAGCGAATGCGGGTATTCGTGTAGTAGACGAGGTAGGGTGACGAATGTCACCCTCTTTTAATTTGATACGCGGTCTTAACTGTAATCAATGTTAAACGATTAAGGTCCGCGTTATTATCAATCACAATATCAGCATCACTCATAGTCAGTTCCATTGAGTCACTGGTTTCAAGTGGTAGTCGTTCGGACGCATCTACCCAAATAACCAAGTCAAACAATCCAGCACGTTTCATTGCTTGGTATTCTTCACGGTTGCGTAAACCACAATAAACATCATACTCATTGAACAACTCACGTCCCAGTCGTACAGGATCTTCACCATTATAAGCTCGCAGTAAGTTGAACCACTCAGGTCGATGATTCACACGGTCTTCATAGCATTCTTCTAATGTCTCATACCCATAAAGTTTACTGAGTACTGGGAACACAGCTTTCTCATTAACGAAGTCACTAGATGATTTGAATTTAAGATTAAGCAGGTCGGTCAGCATCTCACACACAGTGTCTTTACCATGTCGAGCGTGACCAATGATGAGCAGTTTCAAAAGAATGATACCTCTTCAGGTGGTTTATAGTTAGCTTCAGGGGTTACAACATGGGTTTGATGGTAGCGTAACAGCTTCTCAGCAGCACTGCGAACATAGTCATCGGTGGGAAGGTGACACCCAGTAGAGGCATCCCAGTTCTTGAACACGTCATCGTAGAATTCATGATCGTAACCATGCCACATTTGAAGTGACACCAGTTCATCGGCCCATGTTTGCCACCGGTCATCGCTTATGATGTTGGTATGAAGGTGGTAGTAGATGTAGGAGTGGATTAGCATTTGACCCCTGCGCCGAATGATCAGCGACTTCTCAGGGGTGTACTTACGCGGTGGCCTATCCCATTGGTAGACTATTTCTGACATGTAGCTTGCCATGTCTCATTGTGACCGTAAATCTGACGTGCAGTCTCTACGGTGAATTGATCCATGGTTGACACGGTGATCGGCTGCACCCATGTGCAGTCAGTCACGGGACCATTTGTTGCGCAGCCGACGACGGACATCATCATCAGACATAGTATTAACTTTCGTTTTAACATTGTTCACCTTCTTCAGTGCGTTGTTAGTTCGTTGTTCTTGTTTTAATTGTTCAGCTTGCTCAGCCGTTCGACGACCGTACTGGAATGCACCTAGTAAAGCCGCCAGCACTGATAAAGCTGTGAGGAGGTAGAGTTTAAGTTTCAACATATCGAACCATAGCTTGTGACCATTGGACGTGAATGAATTCGTACTGATCACCGGGTTTAATCAACATAGTACTCACACCGCCTTGGCATTCCCAACCGGCCGACATCAATGATTCTACAGATGTTTGTAAACTTTCTCGGTTAGATGTTGACACCACTTTATAATACTGAGGTCTCTTAGAATTAAACCGTTTGAATAATCGAACCATAATTACCGACGCTCCTTATTCAGATCATCAATACGTGCCCACACTGTCACACCGATGCTTAACATGGTGATACCCAGCATGACGTACTGTGCAATGTCGATATGCGGGACCAATGGTTCAATGATAGATTCAATACCCTTCAATGCTTCCATAATCATGACGGTGCTGGTGGATGCTGTCGCAGTGATGCTGGCCTTAATGGTGCGTGACTCACTCAGTGGCTTCACTGGTACATCGATACCCGCTAACCGTAGACCTTGATCAATGGTGCCTTTATCATATGGCTGACATCCGTTCTCAAACTGAATCAATGCAGCGACGACACTGTACATACTGTTGTAGTCGTATATGTCCACGTGGTCATATACACCGAGGTTGATCATAGAGGCTACATGCGCCGCGTATTTATCGGTAGGGTTCTCATGTGGTGGCGCCCAGCGTTCGATGATCTCTTGAACACTGTCGATACGTGAACCGTCGTCAGCCTGTCGTGCGTCTTGATACGTAATCAGGATACGAGCGATAGCACGGATACCCCATTTAGCATGATCGAAAACGACGAATCGAGTATCACCGGATTGGTCCTCACTCATACCCTGCCATCGTGTAGCAGTGCGTTCAATATTACCAGGGTTACAGTTACGTATACCACGTGCTTCAGTTGTCATTGGTTAAGTCCTCTTGTTCGTTGTTCCATTGTAGCAATGACATCGTTACAGTCATCAGTACACATTGTTGATTGCTCCATTGTGTCTACACAGTAGTAGGCACCTGATAGAATGATAAGTGTTGCAATCGCATATCTCATAATTTTACCTTTTTATTATTTCATAACACACTCTATGAGTGCGACCTTCGGCGCACTATTTCGGCGTTATATGGCTATCATTCCGCCTTCGCTTGGCACTACATTTTCTTTATAAACCGTATACTCAGTCAGCAAATAACTATTGCCTACAATGTCAAAACCTTTTCCTTTTTCGTAATCTTTATTAGTCATACTGATAGCGCAGCCAATAAAAGGATCTAATTCAATAATATCTCCATTGAGCAACCGTGCAGTACAAGTATTACTAGCCTTGTCGTAATCTGTAATTTTTAATCTTACTGTTATCATTTTTTATTCCTTAATGTCTAGTACGCCATATAACAAGGCGCATAAATAGGACAAACAAAGTTTGCCCTTTTGCTTTAGGTTATGTTTTTAACTTCTCTAAAGCTTCTCCAGCACCTTGAAGAATCCAATGGCAAGCATTTTTCTCGTGCTCTTCTATGCATTCTTTGCTATGACCCTTTCCACGTTTAGCCGTGCAATTAGTGCCTTTGCATGTTTTATTAGCCTCTTCGTCCCATCCATCACCCCACCAGTGAATTGCATTAGCGTGTGATCTACGATCTATCGGGCACTCAGACTTTTCTACTCCTGCCAAAAAAGCACGACGCCCAGAATCTTTTATGCTGCTCGGTGTGCTGTAGTCCATTCTGTATTTCATATTTAAAACCTCTCCAAAATATAACAAGTAATTCAACGGTGGAAGTTCGCTTTAGCTCGCTCCCGTTAATAACTGGGTTATTTAGCATTCAAATCTGGTAGTTTTTTAATCCATTTCATTACATCTAAGGACGTATCAAACTCCATGAAATTATCAGCTTTAACATTTGGGTCTGCGATATAGATTGCATCTTCAACCTCATCAGATAGATCTACCTCCCACCCGCTCGCATACCCTGTCGGTGTTGGGCTGCCCTGAATATATTCGATTCGGTCTGCCTCGATACCTTTTTTCTGCAATGCTGATTCGATTTTTCTCTTGGTCATACACCTACCATACTAAATAACAAATAATTGAATTAGAGCCTCGCGGGACTCAGCCAAATTAATAATCGGGTTATCTGTCATGTATGTATCTAGCATAAACAACAGAGTAAAAAAACTAAGGCGGAAACAAATCCAACAACAATAGTAAGGCCATAGTCTCGGTATAGTTGAATACCCATACCAAAATCCAACAATAAAAGTAGTGGGGATAGCGCCCCAATATGTATAGAAAACTGAATCAAGTATTCCTTGAAAACAGATAACAACACGGTCAATTTTGACTTCATTACGCTTCGCTTCATTTGCAAATTACCTCTTGGTTATGCGTACTTACAACGACTTAATTTAAACCAATTTACTCCTTTTGCTGTAACTGCTATATGAGAATCAAGTACTACACCATTATGTTTTACTGTACCTGATGTGTGTACCTCCAAGCTTCCATCTTTCTTTAAATCCACCGTGTAAAGAACGCGCCCATCTTCCGCTAAAATCTCTATGGACTCATGTTCTATTTCCGCGGTGACGCTATCACCGTAAGTACCTCTTATTTTCATAAATCAAATTCCACCTAAACATTTGGCTTAATCTCATCAAGCCAGTCAATGAAGTCAGCTAACCAACGCTTCACAATCAGATACGCAATGAATCGCGGGTCTACCTTTACACCGTAGATGCGCTCAATGGTGTCGGCAGCATCTATGTCATATTGGGTCACTCTGTTCATAACTCACTCCCTGTTAAACATTGTTGAACTATTTATTCTCATTGTCAACATGTAATAATCGGTGAATACGTCCCACATAGTGAGACGGTATCGTCGCAGTAGGATCTTCAGTGATGTTCTTCAACAAGTCCATCAGTTCACCACGGTCTTTGGATAACTGGTAATTATCATCATTCAACTTCTTGATCGACTGTTCCAGTTCATTAATTGTGTCGCTGGTTCCGTACATGGGTGGTTGCTCTCTTAAGTTAGGGAACCTCAGCCCCGTTTACAGGCTGCTCGGTTCATCGGGTTACTGAAGCGGTGGTTGACCTTTCGATAGGTTCCACGGTATGCGGACTGCCTTCTTATGATCCATACACACCTTCAAATGCAGCGTGCGTAATAGAATCAGGTTAGTATTGCCACACTGAGGACATGCTTTAGTGGTCATTTGTTATTCCTCATTTTAAACACCGTTGATCTATAAAGTCTTTAATCAGCATTCCTTACCCTCCAGTCTGTTGGCGTATTTATGTAGCATAGTGTAGTTTACAGGGGTCACTGAATCCCCTTTTATACATAGCTCATTTGCCGCACCGCGAACCGCATCCGCTTTGATTTTGTTTAGTTGACTGGCTGCTTCAGTAGGAAGAACCTCAAGCGAGATTCCGTTAAATACAAGCTTTATTGATAACCACTTAACCACTTCGCGCAAGTGATCGACTTCGACCGCATCACATAGGCTAAGTTGGTTTTTGAGGTTGGCGTTTTCGGCTTGCATTTGTCGCGCATACCAGTTTTCGTGCTGGAAGCACTCGACCACTTTACATGCAGCAAAATCTCCATGATATGCGCAATGCTTACATTGATCTGTCATTTCATCCCCTCCAACTTAATCATCACCAAAACCTCACAGATGGCGCGGAGTGGGTTTTTGTTGGTTGACTCAAAACCAAGCATCCAATCATTCACCATTGTCGGGGAATGAAACTGTATCTGTAAATTGGCCGCCTTAGCTAGGGGCATTGTTAGATTCCAGTCCGACAGGTATTCCAGCTTATATCGACCCACCGCGTACATATCAATAGCACTAGGCGGATAAAGCCAAATCATAGCCTGATTTAATTCTACGTCTGTTAGCCTGTTCACTTGTATTTGTTTCATAACTCACCTCGTTTCTGTGGTAGCCATATGTCACCGCGCCACCAATGAGCGCCAGCATCTATCCAGTTGTACACGGTCTGGCGACTGGCGTTCATCTTCTTGGCAAATGTAGCAACACTCTGATGTTCGTTCTTTATTAAGTCGATTGTTAATTCGACGGGTTCGTGGTTATTCATAAATTCCAATACTTTAAGTTAGGGAACCTCAGCCCTGTTAAGGGCTTGACTGGGTTAAACCTTCGTCGGTTTACATGGTGATAGTTCAATGGTTTTGAAGATGTAGTCCTTCCACTTCATCCACCAATCAAGCGCATCATCATCCATTAAGTTAATAGCCTTATCGCTAAACTGCTTCCATTCTTCAATGCTGTGTCGTTGGCAGCCAATTTGCAGAACTTTATCTGTGTATGTGATAGACCACATTTCAAGTTGCAGGCTCTTAATATGACACATATTACCCACTACACCGATCAGGTTTGCACCGCTTAGGTTTGCACCGCTTAGGTCTGCACCGCTTAGGTCTGTACGACGCAGGTTTGCACCGCTTAGGTTTGCACCGCTTAGGTTTGCACCGCTTAGGTTTGCACCGCTTAGGTTTGCACCGCTTAGGTCTGCACCGCTTAGGTTTGCATCGCGTAGGTTTGCATCGCGTAGGTCTGCATCGCTTAGGTCTGCATCGCTTAGGTCTGCATCGCGTAGGTCTGCACGCTCACCGACTTCAACGTTGTTCAACCACTTAACATGATTCTGTAGGACGTTGTTCAATTCTTCTTGTGTGTACTTTTTCATGGTGTTATTCCTTAATACTTTTTAAAACGTCATGAGCGTCTAATTCCATACCATGATTTAAGGTATGATCAACGCCTTTAATTTCTACAGTCATTTTCTCACCATACACACCGTGTAAATCGCTACATTCATCACAATCAAAATGCAATATGGCATTGTACTTTTTCAAAAGCTCATATAGTTCAGTTTTAAAATTTTCAACGTTATTACTCATGGTGTTACTCCTGCTATATATTGCGTCTTTGTATCGGTGGCGTGGTTCATCGTCTCTATTGCGTCGATGAGGCCGTGGGCGGTTGTTAATATGGCTAGTATCGTTAGGGCTTTGATCATTTTTAATAATCCTAAACTGAAATAATGCAAAGTAAGGCCGTGCAGATACACGGCGTGATAATGTAGGTGAATATCATTTAATCGGTGTAACCATGTACTTCTTATTGTGTGCGCTCACCGGTACCAGCTCGTAAATGTCCACACCGGAAAGAGCGCGCCCATTGATTTCCTTAATACAGTTAATCTCGAAACCAATGACGTTCAAGATACGGCGCATACATCCAAAGCCGCACGCACCGTCTACATAAGCCGTCTTAGCCTCACGCTTCCAATACAGACCATAGAAGGCGTGATCCTTCATTGACTGGACCGGTGACTTAATGGAAGCATCGCGGAAGCGCTTAGCCAACTTGTCTAACTCAGGTTGAAAGTGAGTCATTAGGAACTCACCAAGGCATTTACCAGTGCGGTCGTAACCTGTGCCGGTAGCATGTGTGATCTTAGTATCGTTACGGTCCAGCAGGGCAACGCTACCGTTACCACGACATGTCCACTTGAACTGTAGCGGGGTTAGATTGCGGTTCTGATTCAGGAATGCTTGCTGAGCTGCTTTTGTTAATAGTGTGTTCATACTGTTCTCGCTGTGTTGTTTGTTTTGATGAGTGCAGTATCGTCCATCTGATTTGACATGTCCAGAACTTTTTACAGTTAATATTGGTCAATATGCGCCTACTTTCACCGGTATAATGTTGTGGCTCGTGTATAAATGAAGAATGACACCAATCGAGGTATGTACAGAGGCGCAAAATGTCTTCTGTACATTCTCTGTACATGTTTGTGATGAAATGCGTCATTTTATAAATGTTGCGAGAAATGGCGGTGAAATGCGTGAGACTGTTGTACCAAATGTGCTGGATTGTGACAGTGTTGCGGGAAATGGCGGCGAACGGTCGCAATTGGTTAAAAAGTATACGAATGTGCTGAAAAATGTTGTACAGATATGTACAGAGAATGTACACTTTCTCTGTACAAGCTACAGGCCGCATGAGCCGTGGGCTGTAGAGGTTTTTGGAAATTCTGCGCCAAAACGTCTGTACAATAGGTCCTGCTTAGTCTCCCAAGGGCTACAGAGGAGGTTGTACAGATAGCGGATTTTTTGGGGGGTTAGCAAGTTAAGATTAAAGCA